TTTCGTTAACCGCCTTCCTATTGAGTTACAAGACAATATATTGCAGCAATATTTGCAAGGTGTGCACGAGAGATCCCGTTACAGAGTCCGGGCGCAGCCTAGAATCCGACGTAATATGTTGATAAGGCCCTTTCGGTACACTAGGGGAGCTCGTAATTATGCTAGGGCTAGGGTTAGAAGACTTAGGGGTCGTAATTAAAGTTTCCTAAATAAAAAATGACAAAAGTTAAACATTCCCATCGTAAATCTGCTGGCAAGCATTGGACTAGAAGAGCAGCTTCAGTTGTTGGGTCAGCTATTAGCACAGCTTTGCGTCATAAAAAAAGTCATAGCCGTACGAAGACCTTGCTTAATTCTAAAGTCGAAAAAATGAAAGGTGATGATGTTCAGAAAGGAATTACTGACGCTACCTATTATTTGAAATGCGCTGGTAATGCATGTAAACATGTTGATTTTAAAAGTGTTTTTAAGTATGGAGAGACAACCTCAGATGTGAAGGATTCAACTGCCGGGAATATTGGTGCTGCTGATATTGTTGGTATTGCTTCCACTTGTCAGCAAATTGTTAGTTATGGAACTGGGGTAGCATTGGGTCAGCAACCAGAAAAAGGTGCTGTTGCTTTGTTGCAGTTGAATGAAAGTTGTAAAATTACTGGAAGTGCATATATTACCCCCCCTGGTTCGCAATTTTATGCATATGATAAATTATGTGTGAAGTCTTGTAAAGTTTCTGTAGCTGTAACAAATTTGTCATTAACGGATGACAGTGTTTGGTTATATGTTTGTGAAGCTAAATGTAATAACAAGTCAGGACCTTCAACTACGTGGAATACAGCGTTAGGAGGAGTTGGTTATCCATTTGTTCCAGCAACTGTGCAAATAGCTGCAGGAGCAGTGACTGGTGGTACTATTGGTTATTACACTACTAACGCCAATTATTTCGATTCTCCAACTGGTTTAGAAGGGTTTAGGAAAATGTGGAAAGTATTAAAGTGTCATAGGATTAATTTTTCGGGTGGTTCAACTGAAGAAGTAAATTTTCATATTACTACCGATTACATGGTCGATGCTGAAAAAATTATTCAACAGAATCCTGGTATAACTGCTGATCCTACCACGTGGACGGAACCCAATATTTCTGTTGTATATCCACGGGGTAGTGTTGCTATTATGGCTGTTCAAAGAGGTATGCCAGTACATGATATTACCACTGATACTGCTGCAGTTTCAAGGGTAATGACATATGCCACTACAAAGGTTGGATTTCTTGTTCACAAACATTATACAACCCATCCTGTTAAGAACAATAGTACTCGTATTCCAATGGATACAGGGTTGGTTCAAATTCCATTGAATCCAGCACTGGTTAAACAAAACTTGGTTTCAGTTGTTGATACACTTATAACCAATAATACTACTTAATAAAGTAATTTAAAATTTATCCAATGAGCATCTAGTAGACACAAGGACGTATCCTCGTCCTCCTGTATTACCTACTAGATGCCGGGATAAATTCTACAATAAAGAATAACCCCCCATTCCTTACCCAAGTTAAGGGTGGCGTCAAACCTTAACTGTTAAGGATTGCGTATAAAAGAAGACGAAAAAAAGAGGAAAACTCATGTCGACATGCCAAGAGGTAGATCCCAAGGAGTTTTCTGGCTCCTTACAATCCCTCAAAAAGACTTTACTCCGTACCTCCCACCTCAATGTCGATACATCAAAGGGCAGTTGGAACGAGGAGAACAAGGAGGATATCTTCACTGGCAACTTTTGGTTGGAATGTCAAGAAAGTCCACTTTGGCCCAGATCCAAGCAGTTTTTGGAAATGTCCATGCCGAATTATCAAGATCCTCTGCAGCCAACGAGTACGTCTGGAAAGAAGCTACTAGTGTTGCGGAAACCCGTTTTGAACTTGGTGCATGTCCTTTCAGAAGAAATGAGAAAAAAGACTGGGAATCCATTTGGCTCAATGCACGATGCGGAAATTTGGAAGGAATCCCTCCCGACGTTAGAACTGTGTCTTATCGTACTCTCCGGGCAATTGCATCAGACTACTCTGTGGCTATTGGAGTTGTTAGAGAAGTTAAAGTGTTTTGGGGACCTACTGGTACTGGGAAAAGTCGTCAAGCCTGGGAAGAAGCCGGAACAGAAGCTTATGGTAAGGATCCCAGAAGCAAGTTTTGGGACGGTTATGTCGATCAATCGGAAGTTGTTATCGATGAGTTTCGTGGAGGTATTGACGTTGCCCACCTCTTGCGCTGGTTCGACCGTTATCCAGTCAGAGTGGAAATCAAAGGTTCTTCACGACCGTTGGTGGCTCAGCGAATCTGGGTCACATCAAACTTGAAACCTCAAGATTGGTATCCGGATCTTGATTATCAGACACAAGATGCCTTAATGAGACGTTTGCTAATAAAAGAGTTTAACTAAAAAAATGAATGTGGGACGTAGCAATAATAATCGGAATCGTCGGAATACTCGTTTCGTTAACCGCCTTCCTATTGAGTTACAAGACAATATATTGCAGCAATATTTG